ACCTTCAATTTCCTCATCTCCACCGTAGGCAAAGACAATATCATCAAGTGTGGAATCCGTAATCGCTTCAATTTCAAGAGGAGCTTTATCAGCAAGTGCGACAGCTGCATCACTAAAGATACCTGTAAATGTGTTCGTGGTTCCAGCACCACGTAGGATTTGTTCACTGATTTTCTTTTTCAGTGAGATGTTGATGTTACGTAATACTTCTGCTTGATAAGGAATAGCAGGTAGTTTTTCAAGTTCTTCTGTGATTTCTGTATAAGCAGTAATCTTCACTTTGGAAATTGTCAAATAACCAAATGCAGGTTCCGTTTCACTATAAGGTTGTCCTTCGAGTGTAGTCCCAGCAATACCGTTTGATTTCACAAATGATTTCTTATACGTTTCTCCACCGTTTAGGTTGATAACATTTACGCGATCAACAAGCGTTGAAACTTGTGCAAATGGAGCTGGTGCTAATCCTGAAGCGGTGTGGTCCGGTAACAAGATCTCTTCACTTGATACTTGAATAACTCTTGATTCACGTAAACTAGCTGCACGTTGTTCTAGTTTCTCTTTATCAACTTTAGTGCGGTTATCGATAACAATTGGTTTGATTTCTGTTTTACTAGCAATCGCCATTTTCTTATCAATGACACTTCGTTCTTCTTGAAGTTCTGTGGTTTCAGTTTCCAATGCTTCAAGAGTGGTAATATCTGTTTCATTATCTGCAAGACCTCTGATCTCAGTCAGTCTTGACTCGATTTCTTTTCGTCTTAATTCTAAATTCATGCTTTTCTTCTCCTTTAAATTTGTGATTTAATTTTGATACGTTTTTTGATAATTCTTGATTTTTGTTCTTGCTCTGCTAACTCCATAGCCTTTAGTTCTAACTCCATAGATTCTAAAGAACGAGCGTATATACTAGTTGCATCATATGCCGGAGTATCCACAACCGACACATCATACAACCTTTCAATTTTTGTAATGGTTCTCTTTGGTATTCTGCCTTCACGATTCCATACTTGTTCATCTACTGTAAAAGCAAAACTCATTTTATCCAACAAACCACTTCTTACCATCTTATAGATGTCTTGATTCGTATTGGTATCCAATAATTCTGCACGGACTTTCAAACCAATACTATCTACCGTAAGTGATAAAGATTGATTCTTAGTTCTGGCAATAATTAAAAAGGAGTCCATATGATTATATTTCATAGGAACATCCTTCATTTTCGTATCACGTAGTGCTCTTGAATCAATTTCTTCTATGAAGCCGTATTCTTCATCACCGATTAAGGTTTCATTATTAAAGACTAATGCATAACCTTCTAATATCATTTTGTCATCTTCTTCATGAAGGGTGACATCAGCGAGTCTAGTTTCCTTGATCATTATGTCTGACCTCTACTTTCTTTGTTTTGGATATGGGTTGCTTTTGATATTCATATTCAAGCTCTGAGTCTTTATAAAAAAGTGACTCGAGTTTTTCTTTCTTGCAATAATCATCAATGATGACCGTTTTTGCTTTTTGCGTTTCTAAAATGACTTTTAATGCATCTTCTGATATCTTTCCATTAACTGTTATCTTCATCTATGGGTTCCTCCGTTCCAACTTGGTATTGATTTGCTTTATCTGCATCGACAAAGTTTAAAGATTGAAGTCGTTTGTTTCCACCTTCGATAGGTTCTAATCCTAGTAACGCTCTTGATTCATTGAGCGACATAATGCCAAGACTCATCAACTTTTCAATTGCAGCTACTTTAGTATTCCATGAAGCGTATTGTAATCTTTCACTATAAAAGATAATCTCTTCACCACGTTCCAACTGATTATTGGTAAGCAGACCTATAGAAAAAGCTTCGCTAAGTTGTATAGCTAAAGGCTCTATGGTTGATTCATAAAAAGAATTAAATTCTTCTTCTGTATATTTGCTAGTAAATATAGGAACCGATACTCCAAAGTAATCTAAGATTTTAGCTTGTAAGAATTCAAGTGTATCCTTATCAATAAGCTTCGGATCAACATCTAAAGGAATGTATTCCGACTTTAAATCAATAGGAATAATTGAACTCCCTTTTAGACTTACCGACTCAGACAGTGCTGCGTCAAATAACTCACGCTGTTTCTTCTTATCCGTTTCTGATAACATTCCATTCATCTTCAAGATACCCTTGATTTGCATGGATGACTTTATTGCATTATCGATTCCTTGAAGTAAGCTATCATTAATGGATATGGTTTTAAGAATTGCTTCATGGTCACCAGTGGATCCTGTACCACCGAAGATATCATTCTGTCCAAAATGGCGTCTTAAATGAATGACATTATCATAGGGCAATATGTATGACTCTCCATTATCGAACAAGAATTTGATGAAGTAAGTATCTGAGCTATCAACAATGATTTCTACAGTGATCGGTCTTAATGGATAGATACCTTTTAGTTCACCTGTATCTTTATCGAACTTCGGATAAACAAACGCATTATCATTCAGCAATAGCAAAGTAATCGTTTTGTAGATGAAGTCATATGGTGTCATGATTTCGTTTGGTTTATACTTCAATAAAAAAGACAGTCGACCTTTTTTCTCGGTCACTGTCTTATCGCTCTCAGTTTTGATAAATCTTGGTTTAAGTTTTGCACATTGGCTAGCTACCCTATCAATACATATCTTAACCACATCACTTTTTGAAATGTTTGTACCAAACGGTGTATAAAATGTATTTAAATTACTAATTAACTGGAGTGCATCAAATGATCCAGTTTTACTTTTCCTTTTTATTAGACCCATATGAACCTCCTAACAGGGTGACAATCTCTTAAAATGATGATATAATTAATATAAATATCATACGAAGGGGGAATTTAAATGCCTACTTGGAGCGAAATATTAAACGATATAAAACAAAATAGAAAAAATATTGATGATGTTAGACGTGGATTTATAAAATCACTAAGTGAATACACTGGGAGAAATACTATCATATACTATTCTGCATTTTTGACTAAACAACACCAAAACGTAGATATCAATGATACCGACATGAATGGTTTTATGGAAACAGTTCACAATCTTGAAAGGGATAAAGGATTAGATCTGATTCTACATACACCAGGTGGAAACCCTGTAGCAACTGAATCGATTGTAAATTATCTTAAGGATATTTTCAATTCCGATATTCGTGTAATTGTCCCACATATGGCAATGTCTGCCGGGACTATGTTAGCTTGTGCCTCTAAAGAAATAGTAATGGGTTATCATTCTAGTCTAGGACCGATTGATCCTCAGTTTGGTGGTATTCCTGCATTTAACATTAAAAAAGAATTTGAAGAAGCTCAAGAGCAGTTGACTAAAGATTCCAAGTCGTATTTTTATTGGAAAATTCTCCTTGATAAATATAATAAAGCAGATTATAAAACAGTAATAAATGCCATTGATTTATCTGGTATATTGGTTAAAGAATGGCTATCAAAATGCATGCTAAAAGATGAAGAAAATAAAGATGAGCTTATAAACAATATTGTCAATAAACTAAACGAAAATCAAGATTCAAAATTCCACGCAAGACATTTTAACCATACTTGGTGTAAGAATGTTGGACTTAAAATAAAAAACCTAGAAGATGATCAGACTCTTCAAGATTTGGTATTATCTATACATCATTCTGTAAATCTTACATTTGAGATTTCGTCAGCAGTAAAAATCATTGAGAATAATAATGGCAAAACTTTGATTTCTTCAATGCCAATAATTCAGCCACAAAAAAAGAATGCTTAATTTAGACTGAACCCTATTTAGTAGACACTATAAAAAAAGAGGGTTAATAACAAAATAAGAAACATTTCCATATAATAAGTTTATGGAGGTGTTTTTTATATGGCAAAGAAAGGACAAACATTTAAGAGCTATGATTTGGATTTTAAGTTGAAGGTTGTCAAAGAAAAGCAAGCTGGAGCAAGCTACACATTTCTAGAACGAAAATATAACATGCCCTGGCGCACGATAGCGAATTGGGTATATATGATTAAACGTGATGGTGGTTTAGAAATCAAACCACGAGGTCAAGGAAACAAAAAAGATATCGATTATAAAGAGCGGTACGAAATCTTAAAAAAGTTCCAGGACTTCTTGGTTACCAGCGAACAAAAGAAAAAATAAACTTCATCAACAAATACCGAGAAGTCCATAAGATTACATTGATGTGTGAGGTATTGAGAATCAGTACTAAGACGTATTATAAGTATCGACATGTGAAAGATAGAGACTATGATATGTATAAGCTTGTTAGGCGTGTATTCAAACAAAGTTTAAATACATACGGCTATCGTAGAATCACAGATGAGCTCAATGATAAGGGATATCAAGTCAATCATAAGAAAGTGGCTAGAATTATGCATAAATACGGCTTGAGGCCGTCTTATGTGAAAACTGAGAAACTTACTAACCAATACAGTAAAGACAATATTAGACCTGATTTACTGCTTAGAAAATTCAACCAGAAGGGGTGGGTCACCGATGTTACGTATCTCATCTTTAGCAATAAGCGTGCATACCTATCAACCATACTTGATTTAGAAACAAGAAAAATCGTCGCTTATCAAATCAGTAAGCATAATGATAATCAGCTCGTGATGGATACCTTAAACAAAGCAATTAAGAAAACAAAAGATCTGAGTGGAATGATTATCCATTCAGATCAAGGCACACCATATTTATCTTATGAATATAAAACTGTCTGCGAATCAAAAGGTATCCTGATTTCAATGTCTAGAAAAGGGACACCCCTTGATAACGCAGTCATTGAGAGTTTCCATTCCCTACTAAAGAAAGAGACTCTATACAATAATAATATCAAATCTTTAGCTGAGTACATAGCATTCGTGCACAAATGGCTCAGATTTTATAATACAAAACGTCGGAAAACAAAAAAGTAGACTTCTTTTTTTATAGTGTCTACTTTTTGGGGTTCACTTCAATTTGAGCATTCTTTTTTAAATTGAATTAACTGAAAATATAATTTCTTGGTCCTTGTTTTTACCGTCAAATGAACCAATAGATAGTTCTTCTTTTTCTTTGTCTTCAAGACCTAATTCAAAAATCATATCTTCTATCTCTTTGATTTTGTCTAAATCCATACAGACACCTCTCTTGTCTTTATATTCTAGCATTTTTTTTATTCAAATACAAGTAATTTTGTATTTATAACATGTTCTCATAGTCTGTTTTAAATCTGTTTAAAACAACATATGCAATGATTAACGCTACAGTCCCATCAATTCGTTTGTATTTAGAGTTAAGTTTGGATGGTTGTATGTTTCCATTTAAATCAACTTTTGCTTGTGTATTTGATAAACACCATTTCATGATTGGATTGTTATTATAGTTAACCAAGTTGTTTTTTAAATCAGCTTCTAGGATTTTCATCGGTTCAGATAGTGAGTAGATACCCTGTCTGACTTTGTCCATATTAAATCCTAAGTCTTCCATTTCTTTAATCCAATATTGAGAGTTCCACGGATCATATCCAACCCATAGAGGTCTAATACCATAAGTTTGTATCATCTTCATGAACCATTGAGTTACTAAGCTAAAATCGTTTTGATTACCTTCTGTTAAAGTTACAAGACCTCTCTTTATCCAAATATCATATGGAACATTGTCTTCTTTGATTCTTTTTTCTAGAACTTCACTTGGCATAAAGAAATGTGGAATCACATACTTTTTGTTGCTGTCTCTTTTTTGAATAACAAGTACTGCAGCTGTCAAATCAGTAGTCGATGATAGATCCACTCCTCCAACCGCATATGAATCTCTTAGCTCATCAATTGAGTAAGTATCTTCATTGTTTAAGTCATCAAAGGATAGCCACGATCCAGAATCTGCTTGCTTGATATTAAAGTCCTTACAAAGCATTGTCACTCTTGTCGATAAATCATGTTTCGATTTGTTCATAACATCTTCTAAGTATAAAGGCGTTTTAACCACACCAATACTCGGATTTGACTTTTGCCACGTTGCCTGATCTTCATATATTTCTTCGGTTGAGTCTTGAGTGTATAACCAGGGCAATACTCTTTGATCTGAGATTTCACCTTTTAGCATCTTCCTTGCATAATCTAATTTGCTATCTAAAAAACCACCGATGGTTGTCCCTTCAGTGGTTATGATAAATATAAGAGGTTCTTTTTTAGTTGATTGTGATTGTTTGATAGCGTCATAGACTTTGGAATCTGTCATCTCATGAACTTCATCAATACAACCAACTTCGATATTGTATCCATCCTTATTTCTGGATTGAGCTGATAATTTCTTAATTTTATTCTTTGTTTTTGGAGAATAGATATGAAAGATATTCTTTTTACTTCTTGTCTCTTTTGAGAGTGCAGGAGACTGTTCTCTCATGTTGTTGATCTCTTCAAAAAGGATGTTTGCTTGTTCTGTTGTATTTGATGCACAAACAATATCAACACCGCCACTTGAAAGAAAGAATTCAGCTAAATCGATACCAGCAACAAATGTTGTCTTACCATTCTTACGGGCAATGAGTAAAATAACTTCATTAAATCTGCGTAATCCTGAATTAGCCATCTTAAACCCATAAGCAGTTTGAAGTAATGCTTTCTCCCATAACTCTAAGATAAATGGCATTCCATTAAATGGTGATTTTGTGTGTTTACAGAAAGTTTCTATGAAATCGATTCTAAGCTTCCCAGGTTTCTCATCAAAGATGTAGGCTGGATTATCTAAATCCATGATTAATTGATCCAACTCAGCTTTTAGTTCCTGCCCTACGATGATGTTTCCCTTTTCAATTTCATTGTAATACTCGACTAAATAGTTCATTCATTTGCTCTCTTAAGAAATTCATCAAATGCATCATCTCCATCATTTACTTGTGTTCCAAGAATCGTATTTAATGTTTTAATCACTGTGCCATACGAATTCACAAGTTTTGTGTAATACTTAGCTGCTTCTGTCTGGCGTTGAGTACCTTTTGATGAAACTTGGACCGCGCCATGTTTTTTGATCTGTTCTTGTAACTTATCAAGTTCCACCTTCATAAATGCAGCTTGCTCAATAAGGTTATCGACTAGTTGAGTTTTGGTCTCATCAACCGATGAAAAAAGCGACCGAAGTCGCTCTAACTCAATATTTACATCTTCAATTTTTGACATTTCAACACCTCACTCAATAAACACTTATTTATATATTCCGTTTTTGATTAAGTAGTTGTTAATCTCCCATAAAAATTGCTTATCTTCGTATCTAGAAATTGCATCACTAGAAATTTCTAAATATTCTAACAAACTTACTAAGGTATTGTTCATTTTGTAAAACAATTCATAAACTTCCTTAATTTTAATAACCTCTGGATGAGAAAAGTTAATATCGTGATGCGAAGCGTTTTCGTCTCTTAGTACTTTAAGACCTGACAAAAATCCGACTGTTTTTGCATCAAAAAAACCAAGTCTAAGTTCTTCTAGTTTCTTTATTATTTCTTCACTATTTAGAACATTTGTTATTTTCTTCATCTTTGCATTTTCAATAAGCTGTCCTAATATATAGTCTATAGAAACTTGCTTCAATTTTTTTTCGCTATAAAGATTAAATAAAAGATTTGTGGCTAATTGATAGAAACCGGTTTCTAAACTTGATAAATACCATGTGTCCTTGTTGAAACCACTTGACATTAATTGATCATTGGCTCTTGTTTGATACAAAAAATGGTCCAACAAATATAGTTTAACTTTTGATGCATCAATCGCCACTTTCTTTATATTAGATAAAATTTTGCTTTCAATTTCGTTAAATACACTTTTATCTGCTATGAATGCATCATATAGTTTGCCTTTTACAATTTCAAAACTCATAGCATTTTCCTCTTTCCCAATCATTTTTCAGTTTTTCAAAAATTTTGGCTTCCATTTTTTAATTGCCCCCCTGTGCGGTACCCCTCGAAAAGGGTACTAAGTCAACCCGGGGGACTAATTTAATGCATTTACAAGTTCATTAATTTTATTCTTTAACAATTGAACTCTTCTCGATGCACTGCCGTTATTTAGAGTGTTGTATCCAGAAACATAACCTCTATCAATGATAATATCATCTTCGTCTCTGAACTTGAAACTGAAAAATTTTTCCGGATGATCTTTTGTCTTCTGTCTTAATTTTTGAAGTTCCTCAACCATTTCAGAGTGACTATAAACTAATATTATAGGTTTATAATCAATAGCATTTACACTCATTCCACGTTTTTCAATCAATTTTTCAGATTTCACATGAATATAACTTCCCATAAGTACATAGTAATCAGCGTATACTTCATCAGAGATATTAAAATTGTTTAACCAAAGATAATTGTACTTTATATCATTTTTCTTGCCATCTACATATGATCTAGATGATTTTACTTGAACAGTAATTGTTTTCCTACTTAATCTATTGAATAGTATTAAATCAATACCTTTTTCTTGTCTTGATAAGGGTGCAAATACTGAAAACTGTTTATTGTTTCCTTGATTAAGCATCTTTAGTATTTCTTCTGAAACTATATACTCTCCATAATCAATTACACTTTCTTTTCTCATTTTGACCACCTCATTTATAAACATTATACCAAAGTAAAATTGTTTATTCGAGGTTATCTATGAATTAAGTTCCCATCATTATCAAATTCCTTTTCTTTAGAGAAGCGTTTATGTTCTGCATTGTGACATTTTTTACACAGGAACTCAAGGTTATCTTGATTTAAACTGATTGAAGTGTCCATGTAGTTTTGAACTGTAAGTCTTGTCTTATGATGTACTTCTTCACCTAATGCACCACAACGTTCGCATTTGCCATTAGTTTCTCTTATCTTAATTTCTCTTGCTACCTGCCATGGAATTGACTTATAGAATCGGTGTAGTTCCTTAGGCTTTCTCATATAACTTTCTCAGTTCAACAATTTTATCATCTACATGTTCCCAACGAACATCCAGATCTTCACGACCAAAGTGTCCATACTTTGCTAATTCCTGAAATTTGACATTATCTAGTTCAAGTTCTTTTCTTATGTTATGTGGTCTAAAATCAAATACTTGAGTTATTAACTCTTGAATTTTATCGTCACTGATAACTCCAGTTCCAAATGTGTTTACATATACACTGACTGGTTTTGCGATTCCGATTGCATAGCTCAGTTGTAACTCGCAACGTGTCGCCAAATTTGCCCCTACAACGGCTTTTGAAACGTATCTGGCATAATAAGCCGCACTGCGATCAACCTTGCTTACATCCTTGCCAGAGAAAGCTCCACCTCCATGTTTAGCGTATCCACCGTAAGTGTCAACGATTATCTTTCGACCAGTCAAACCTGAATCTGCATAAGGTCCACCAAACACAAATTCACCTGTTGGATTGATTAGAATTTCAGCTTCATTGATAGTCTTATGATCAAATACTTTAGGTAAGATCTCATTGATAATAATATCCTCATAAAGTTCTCTTCTAATCCATGATTTTGTTTGAGCTGAAACCACAATGGTTTGTACTTTCTTTGGTTTATCATTTTCGTATACTACTGATACCTGGCATTTGCCATCAGGACCAAAGATGTGTGAATACTGCTCTTTTCGAGATTTATCTATCTCTTGTGACAATCGATTTGCTAACATAATCGGTAATGGCATTAACTCACGTGTTTCATTGCATGCATATCCATACATGATCCCTTGATCACCTGCACCTTGCTCTTGTGATTCGTTTGAATCAACACAGAGTGCAATATCAGGTGATTGTCTGCTGATCTTTTCCATGACTAGAAAGTTGTCTTCATAACCAATTTCATAGAGTTTTCTTTTTGCGATATTTTTATAATCAACTTTTGCAGTTGTTGTAACTTCACCAAAGACAAATACTAGGTCATCTTTTATAGCTGTTTCTATTGCTACTCGTGCATTTTTATCTTGTTCTAAAATAGCATCTAGTATAGCATCACTGATTTGGTCACATACTTTATCAGGATGTCCACTAAATACTGATTCACTTGTTATCACATGCATAATTGTTTATCTCCTTATATACAAGTAAAAAAGGAGCTATTCGCTCCCTAATTTCTATTTTGTTATCTCCCATGCTGTATAAACTGATCGATATGAACAATCCCAAGTATCAAGTATCACACCATCGATACAAGCTGTTATGTGTCCAGCCATCTTCAGGATGTATGTTCCTTTGGGATGCAACTCGGTAAAGTCACTTCCTTTGATTCTGGGTTCTCCCTTTACTGGTTTAAATATGAGTCTTGGATAATCCTTCAAATAATCATATAAGAATTTGGTATCTTTATAACTGGAATAACCAAGTTCTCTTTTTGTTTGATTCAGTTCTCTTCTGCATTCTAAGTATTCTTGATTCAAAGCTGTGCTAATCGCTCTTACAACACAATCAGTTGTTTTGATGCCTTTTGGATGTGCATTGTGTTCTTTAAACATGATCAATTCCACCCAACATTAAACCATTTAACTAGATCTCGTGATGAGTTTGTCTTAAACGCAGGTTTTTCAAATCCATCTAATCTTTCATAAACCGTGTACTTTGAATCATTCCAAGGGCAGTCAATCTGAACTACGAATAGGTTATTATTGGTTTCAATATCTGCAATTCTGAAATCATCAAAGAGTGGACCATTGAGTGGACAATTATTCTTGAACCAAACATAGCTTGTCTCAAGATCGACCTTTCCACCAACTTTGATTTGCTTAATGATATTACCCATGCGTTTCGTTTTATTTGCAAGACTTGTATCTTTGCAAAACCAATCAAACCATCCTGCTTCAATTTGGGTTTGTAAGTCCCTTAAATCAAAATCACCATCATTGAATTTTTGAATCCATGTTTCTAGATTTACTTGTTTTTCCATATTTTGTAGTCTCCTTATAATTTTTTGGTTACTACATATATCACTCTAAAGGCACTAAATAGCAAGTACAATTTTCACTATAGTGACTTATTTTCAAAGTATTCAAAATCGCTAAGTAGCGACCTTTTTCCATCACGTATCAAATAACAGCCTTCATTTGAGTTTTTATGTTTGATATAGCGTTTAATGATGACATCAACAAATTTTTCATCAAGTTCCATCAAATAGGATTTTCGATCCAACTGATCAGCTGCAATCATAGTTGATCCAGAACCACCAAATAAATCTAATACGGATTCATGACGTCTAGATGAGTTGCTGATGGCTTTACCAACAAGTTCTAAAGGTTTCATCGTTGGATGCTCTTCATTTTTCTTTGGTTTGTTATATTCCCAGATGGTATCTTGCGTTCTATCATCAACAAAGTAATGGGCAGCACCTTCTTTCCATCCATAAAGAATAGGTTCATGTCGCCAGTGATAGTCTTGTCTACCTAATACCAAGGCATTCTTAACCCAAATAAGGCATTCAGCTAACTTAAAGCCAGAGTTCTTGAATGCATTTCTAAAATTGAGTCCTTCTGTATCAGCGTGACACACATAAATAGCGCCACCTGGTTTTGTGTGTTCAAACATATTTTGAAAAGCACTGTATAAAAAAAGATAGAAGGTATCATCTTCCATCTTATCGTTTTTGATTTTACCAGCTGTACCTTCATAATCAACATTGTAAGGCGGATCGGTAAACAACATA